AAAGCATTATCCTTTTCTATCTCCCAATCAAAAACAGGGAAAGCGCCACGCTCCTGTGCGAGATAGCAACTTTCAGTGTAAGCGGTGTCTCTAATAGTCTCGTAGATCTGCTCAATTAGAACCAACGCCTCGTTTGAATCGTAAGCAAGGTTCATTCGCGCAACAGCATCAGCAAGACCGTGAGTACCAAGACCAGTTCTGCGACCATTGGCGGCAGCATCATAAAGTTTGGTCCATAGTTCCTTCTCATCGTCTGAATCAGCAACAGCACGAATGTTCTCTAGCTTCTCCAACTCCAACTCAACAAGGTTGTCGGAAAGACGCATACCTACGGACGCAATCTGCCTTAGCTTATTGAAGTCAAAGCTAGCGTTCTCTGTAAAAGCATTCTGAACAAGGTGCTTTAGATTGAGAGAAATAAGACGGCAAGAATCGTAAGCAGAAAGAGGGATCTCTCCACAAGGATTAGTTGTCTTTGTTTGGAACTGTGCGTATGAGTGTGCTGGAAGGTTCTTAGTGATGTTGTCCCACATAAGAAGTCCCGGCTCTGCTGTCTTCGTAGCAGACTCAACAATGTCATTCCATAGCTCTACAGCATTGATAGAGCTAATATGTGTTGGAGTCTCGGCATCTACAGGGAAACGAAGTGTAAACTCTCCTCCGTCCCTCACAGCCTCCATAAAGTCGTCTGTAATCTTTACGGACACATTGGCTCCTGTAACCTTGGTCAGATCATGCTTCATTCTCACAAACTCACGAATATCCGGGTGACGAACATCCATAGAAATCATAAGAGCGCCACGACGACCATTCTGTCCGATCATCCGACAAACATAAGAATAAAAATCTGCGAAAGACCAAGCGCCAGTAGTAGTGCGAGCAGAGTTGTTAACGGCAGCACCCTCGGGACGCAAATCAGAAATATCAAGACCAACCCCACAGCGGCGCTTAAACAAGTTAGCAATATCTTTACCAGCGTCCATAATAGAAGAAATGGAGTCTTGAGGATTCTCCACGACAACGCAGTTAGAGAGTGATACATTAACATAATTATTTCCAATCCCCATCATGGGTGAGCCCTGTGGGACAATGTATTTGAAGTTCTTTAAGTAAGAATAGATTTCTGATTCGGTAAGGTTGTTCTCACCAAACTTATCTTCCATCCGAGCAAACTCGGAAGCAATGCGACGATGCATATCATCGGGGGTCTTTTCAATATAGCTTCCCTTATTGTCGCGAAGACAATACTTCGTCATAAAAACATTAGTTGCGAGTTCATCGCCATCAAAATAAGCTAATGTTGCTTCTCTTACCTGCTCTTCGTTATACATTGTTAGTTTTCTCCTTTGTTCTTCTTGAAGTTCTTGTATTTCTCTACGAGTGATTGCTTTTGCTTTTTAGCATCCACTTCAACATTCTCGTCTTCCTCGGATGGTTGTAAAACCTTGATACTGACTGTGCTTGTATCCATAAAGATTGGGAATACAAGTCCATCAGGTCCATTTCTGTTCTTTGCTACAAAGACGCGACCACCGTTCGCAACCTTATCATCCACAGTTCGAGAAACAGTGAAAATAAAGTCTGAAACGAAACATTTGTTGAACGCTTCTGAAATCGCCTCCATTGTAATAACTTCGGCATTCAAACCAGAGCGGTTTGTTTGCGAAGCAGTCCAAATAGGACACTCCATTTCTGATGCGATGCCGCGAAGTTCTTCATAAATAGTTTCCAGTTCGTTTCTCTTTTCTCTCTGTGAACGAACCGGGCGAAGAAGATCAGCATAATCAACAATAATCATATCAACATTGATATTGCGCATCTTCAACTTTTCAAGGTGCGTCTTGATTGTATGAGTTGTCGCAGACTTTGTTGGATACTCCTTGACGATTAGGCGACCTTCAATATCCTGAACCTCTTCGTAAATCTTCTCCTTGAAAGACATAAGATTGCCCAGAGGCACCTTTGTAAGACAAGAGTCATAACGAGAAGCAATAACAGTATCTTGAAGTTCCAGTGTGTAATGAACAACAGTCTTGCCTGCTTTGAGAGCCTGTGTCCCAAGATGAACGAGAACCATTGACTTACCGGCACCAGTCGGAGCAATAACAACACCAAGCTCCTTTTGTCCAAGACCGCCCTTGCAAATGTTGTCGATTAGATCCCAACCAGTTGAAATAGGATTGCGGAACTTAGGCTTGAAGCGCTCCTCAAAGTCTTTCTTCCAATCATAACCTTCTTCGTTGTTCATACCCAAACGAAGTGAATCGTTGATTACCTGAGCAATCTCATCATAAGAAGAGTTCTGCAGAAGACCAATAGACTTGACCATCGCAGACTTGAGGTTCTGCTTTTTACAGAAATCAAGCGATGTATCCTTGATGTATTCTACATCTGTAAGATCTGTAATCTGTGATCGAACATAAAACTCGCGCACTTGCTTTGCTGTTAGTTCGTTCTCTGCGTCCAAGTCAGAGCGCAGAATAGTCTTCATAATATCGCGTGATGGATGAACTCCATACTTTTCGCGATAAGAGAAAATCTTTGTTAGAAATAGTTTTAGATAGTTCAACTCCAAAAAGTTGATATCAAGAACTTCTTCGATTTGATCAGCAAACGCACGGTCATCTAGTATTACCATACAAAGCTTTTCTTGGAAGGACTTGCCATACTTTGAGAAGTTAGCGTTTTCGTTTTTACCAATGATAGTTTGATTCATAGCCACATCTTACTCCGTCACCAGTGCTTTGTCAATACAAATTTTGTTCATAGTGCCGTGCAGATCCTCCCAATTAAAGACACCAAAACCATCCTGATTCATCATTCGAAGAATCTCGGTCTTGTTGTAGTCGTGCTCGAAATTATTTAGTGCGTAATGTACCTTTTCTTGACTCTGCAGCGAGATGGCTGGAGCATACAGCTGCATCAGTTTATAGTTACTAATAACTATGTCTTTGTGCTCTAAAATGTTGGTGAAAAACTTGGCTTTTGAGTCTGTGCTTTCACAGAAATCGAAAACCTCGTGTAATGTCACGTCTTTATCTTCTCTCAGAAAATTAAGATTTTTTGCGATAGACTTAAGTCCAGCGCGTGGAACACCCACAAGATTGTCCGAAGCATCGCCAGCAATAGCCCGAGCAACAGCAAAGTTACGAGGGTGAATGTCGAACTGCTCTACAATGTTCATCTTGTTGTGAACAACCTTTTGAGTCGGACGGAACAAAACAGTCTCATCATCACAAAGCTGAATAAAGTCCTTGTCATTGGACACAATGACCTTCTGCCAACCCTCATAGTGCGGAAGGCGACTAACATAAGAGATTATATCGTCAGCTTCAATCTCGTCAAAGCGGAACTGAATAACAGGTAGTTCGTTTAGATACTCAATAAGACGTACCTGTTGCCATACCATGTTCTCACGCTGTTCTTCCGGCGTGAGGTTATTGGGTCGATTGACTCGAATCGGCTTGCGACCCTCCTTATAATTCTTGTTTTGCTGTCGGCGCTTACGTGACCCTCCTGGCCCATCCCAAACAATCACGATACTGTCCGGGTTAATGTCCCGGCAAAGCTTCTGCAGAATGCTTAGAAAACCCTTAAGACCGCCAATAGGCTGTCCGTGGATTGAAATACTTGGATTTACAATGAACGCCCTGAAGTAAGCATTCAGAGCGTCCACAATCATTACTCTTTTCATTTGTTATCCCCTAACGTAGAAAGCGACTGTGAGGTTATGATACCCCACAGCCGCCTCTTTGTCAACCCTTATTTACTTATTCTTCTTTATCTACGTCGTAGAAATCGCCTGCGTCTCCCTCGCGATTATCAAACTTCTTGATAATCTCTTCATCCATAATCTCAAATACTCGATTTCTAAATTTATCGTCCTCTAACTTATCTAACCAATGGGCTGACTGGAACTTCTCTTCTGTGCCGTCTGAATAAACCAACGAATACCAAGCACCTGCTTGCTTTAGATTGTCAGAGACCTTGATTGCCTCCAACCAACTTTCTTTATCCTGCACACCGATGTCTTCTGAGCCCCAAAGAATCTTGAAAGCACAGTTTCTACCAGCAGTTCCAAATCGTGACTTCTCCAACTTAACTTTTACTTCTGAACCAATACGGAAGCCACTATCATCTACAATAAAGGCAGCTTTTGCCTTTCTTCCTGTTAGCCAAATGCGCAGGGAATAAACATAATGCATTGACTTACCACCCGGAGTGATGTAAGGCGTCGTCATAGCAATAATACGCGCATTTGGACCCTGTGGGATATTCGTCTTCAACTGATTGAGAACCAAAAACGCAGACTGTGTGTTTGCGATTGGAACCGTCAGCTTTGACATTCCCTTTGATAGAACACGAGCCTTGACAGCCATTGTAGAGTTCGGGTTGAAATCTCCCTCTACATCTGAAACAGTCGGGGTCAGAGCAAGTGAATCCCAAATGAATAAAGTTCGCTCTGCTCCTGAGTCCAAGACTGCCTCAACAGTCTCAAGGACGTGCTCTACACTCTGTGCCTGAACATAAATAAGGCTCTCTAAATCACATCCCGTGCGCTCCAAGAAGCCCGGGTCAATAGCAGACTCTGAGTCCATATAAACAACATTCATTCCCATCTTCTGTGCGTTCGCAGCAATCTGCGCAGCCATAAAAGACTTTCCTGTTGCTTCAAGACCAGCAATCTCCGTAAACTTGCCGACTGGAATACCAGCCAGCTGTCCTCGGCAGATAATGGAATCAAGCCAGCGTGAGCCAGTTGGGATCCACTCTTTTACCTCGGTTGGATTTGCTTGATTTAGATTGTGGGCACACTCCACTCCTGAAGTCTTGTTGATTAGACTTCGCAGACCATCAATAGAAATCTTGCCTGCTTTTGACTTACTCTTCGCCATTACTTTTCTCTCCATATTCTTTGTATACTACTTCTGCGAAGTCAGCGTGAAGCATTCTTACAAGATCTTCAACTTCGTTTATCTGGCGCTGTAGCTCAGACATATACCAGATTATAAATACCATCATCACTACAGCGACCAGAATCATAACGCTTACTCCCCGCTGTCGTCGTCGTCAGCAGCCGAGTCATCATCATCGACAACATCGTCGTCGTCGGTGACGGATGAATCATCGTCATCATCTACGGATGAGTCATCATCATCGGTCTCTGAGCTTGAACAGCCACCTAATACTACCGTGTTGGTAGCAAAAAGGCAAGCCAAAAATGTTACAAAAGTAACGATATTTACACGCTTGAACATACTATTTCCTTTCTAGTTTAGTGTTAGAGTTCCGTTAGGGGTCTCGACAGAAACCTCAAAAGCGGAAACAAAGTTGTCGGCATCAAAATACTGAAAACGTCCAGTGGTGGCGGCTTCGGCGTTGAAGATATCTCCAAAGCGAACCTGAACCTCGGTAGAGATGTCACAACGACCACGCTTGTAATCATACTGCTCGGTTGAATACTCTAGAGAATACTCACCGTCATAAATGGTCTCTGCAAGACGCTCGGTGATGTAATCCTGAAAGTAATCCTCTCCTCGCTCGTAATCGTCAAGCTCGCCTTGGGCGCGTAGCTCGTTAAGAATGTCGCTGCCCTCACTTGGCTCGCCCCAGTTGCTATACACCGGAATACCAGATGCAAGCAAACCTGCAAGCAAGCTGGCAGTCGCAGTCTCATGTACCGAATCAGTAACATGATCCTCGTTAATATGCCATACGTCATTTCCCTCGGCGTACTTGAGGGTTACAAAACTATCCTCTGAAATCTCCAGCTCCTTAAGCCGGTTAACAAAATCACTCATTTTAAACTCCCTTTTAAAGTGAAAAGTGGGGCACCTGTAACCCGTGCCCCCCTGCGGTTGGTAGAGTTTACCCTGCGTTCTTGGTGTCCTGCACTTCGACGCGAAGCTCCTGAGCAAGAACCTTTACCTCTTGCATTGCCTTGCGGACACGAGTTCCAGCAGCGTTGTTTCCGCCATTAAAGAACTTCTCGTGGTCGACGCGAGTCTCCTCAAGAAGCGTGATTAGCTGCTCAAGACGGTTCGTTGTATTAGTCATAACTCTTCCTTTCTAGAATGTGAGACCCCTATAACCCCGGGCCTCCCTGCGGAGGGGATGATTAAAGAGCGCCAAGCTCTGCGAAGGCGGCATCGACGGCGTTGACCTCGCTATCGTTGTTCTTGTTGCCATACTTCGTGGTCTCGCTAGAAACCGACTCTGGATCATCGACCTGCGAGTTAACAAAGTTATCAAGCATCGTCTGAACATCAGCAGTCGTCTTTCGCTCAAACAGCCCACCGAACTCGGGGATGCTGTCAAGAAGCTCTGCGCACTTATCTGGAGTTAGATCCTCACAGAGAGCGGAGGGGCGTCGTCGCGGGACCAGCTTTGTCTGAGGGAACGACGCTCCAGGGGGCTTACCGTAAGTAAGAGTAAGGTCAGTGCCAGACTCCGTATCGGTAATATCACCGTACTCAGGGTTGAGCACGAGAGAAAGAAGATTCTCGTATGCGGTCTTTCCGTAACCCCAGATACGAACTCCTGCATCCTCCTGACCACGGACCATAACCGGAGAGAAGAAACGCTGACGAACGAAAAGAGACTTTGCAGTCTTCTTAGAATGCTCGTCGTTGTTGTCTACGCCCTCACGCCATAGCTGAGAAGCAAACTCGCATACGGGGCAGTTATCGCCAAAGTTACGCTTTGGACAAAGGAAGCCGCCCTTTTCAACATTGTAGTGGAACCACATCTCCTTGAAGGGGTCGCCATCGGCAGTAGGCACGATACGAATATCCTGCTCACCATCCTCGGGACGCCAGAAAACGGAGTCTCCACCCTTACCCTCACCTCGCAAGGCTGCGAGCTTCTCTCGCATTTTGTCTAAATTGATACCCATTTTTTATTTCCTTTCTTGGGTTAGAGTACGATCAGCTAATATCCTGATCGCCTAAAAGCTTGTCAACATATTGTACCACAGAGGAATACCGAATGCAATAACAATATTTCTGTTCGTAACTCGTTCTAAACACACCATACGATACATTCGCTCCCGTGTCAAGCCTAGACTTAACAAAGTTGTTGATTTTTCTGAACAGAGTGCCGTCATTCTTCAGGTCATCCTCTCCAATACCATAGTAGTATACCACGTCCTTCGTGTGTGTCAAGGGGTAGAACCACTTTTCTTTATACTGTGTATAATCGTCACCCTCCAACGTCACAGCACCAATCGTGCAGATTCGTGACAATTCTGATGGGGTAATAAAGTTGCCAATTACAGGCTCTGAATGCTTAAATACGTTTGTCATATGAATAATATTTACAATCGCTTGGTTTAGAGTATCGTAATAACCGATAATAGACATATCACCAATGCTGCGTTCAATGTGCGCGTTATTGACCATAATAATACGCTCTAATACGCCTGAACGAGCATACTCTTGTAGTACAGAAGAAACAATCTTCTCTTGCTTCTTTTGTATCTCGGACATAATCGTTAGATCGCCTTCAATGTAAAGAACTGTAACCTTATTGTTTTGAAGTTGCTCCAACAAACGCAAAGAACCACCAGAGATCTTTCCTGCGCCAGCAATAACAACCAATACTTCTTCGTTTTGAATATCTAACTCTAAGTGGGGAAACTTTGCGTCATACTCTTCGTGAGAAGAGCATTCCTCAATCATAATGCTTGCGTCGTCGTTTGTATCGATAGTAAAAGTTTCATACTGCGGGAACTTTGAAAAAGCCTTCGCAATATTACAACCTGCTTTTCCTAATCCAACAACAATCATTCCTTTACCCACTCCAACAAATAACCCATGTCAAAGCCACCACACTCAATACGCTTAACAGTGACAGCCGTCATAACCTGAGCATCCGTGATACCTTCTCTATTGAGATCCCGCGCACGCTTCGGCGTGATGATGTCACTCATCGCCCACCCCCTTCGCAGCCTGCAGCGCGGCGACGAGGGCGTGAGCTTCGGTGTGGTCAGATTGCGCGGACGTGCCCACAGCTCGCCAGCCATGCACGCCGCCCTCAGTCAGCAGGGGCTGGCAGGTCAGCCAGTCGCAGCCCCAAGCCTCGCGAACCTGCGCGAGCAGCACGCCCAGGGTCGCCGGGTCGCGGAAGTCGGGCCACTTGCTGACAACCCACGCTCCGTCGCCGTCCTCGTAACGCTCTCGCGTCCGACCATCGACAGCCCCTCCCGCCCACTCAAACCCCGCCGCCAACGCCCGCAGGCCCAGTTCCTTCGCAGTCTCGTCGTCCATCACTCGCTCCAATCCCGCAGCCCGATCAGCCGCGCCGCAGTAACCACCGCGTCTAGCTCGTGGTGCGACAGGGACAGGGCGACCGCACGCCCGGCCTTCTGCGGCGCCAGGACCACATCGACCCCCTCGCCGTTCTCCCACTCCGTCACGGTAACGGCGGTCTGCTCGCCGTACTCGGACACGTCGATGCGGATGGCGCGGGGTCGGTAGTACATCGGCGCGTCACTCATCGTCGCCTCCCGGATCCGGCAGCAGGGCCCAGCGGTCGCCGTGCCATTTTGCCGGCTTCTTCGATGATCTCTGGAATTCGATCTCGGACAAGCTTATGATATATTTTTTTCATAATTTTAATCCCTTCATTTCTCCAAGGTTTCTGCCTGCCGAGACATTGACCTTGAAGTTACCATAGCGGGTTTTCTTAAACGTGTCAAGCATTTTTATAACTGCCTGTCGTTCGTCGTTTGCGAGATCGATGTATACTGCGTCGTGAATAAGGAACGCGACATTGCTTTTCATCCCCTCCAAAAGCTTAAAAACCTTGTATGCCTGTTCATGCACCATATCAATCGTGGTGCTCTGTACAATGTAGTTGAGAGCGTGATGCTCGTCTACATTATCCATTATTCTACCATAATCCGTCTTGATTTTGAAGCCATCCCAGAACTTATTTCGAACAAAATCCTTGTTGTAAAGCTGCTGTAACTGCTTGTTTTCATTGGAAGAATACAACCAAGCAAAGGTCTTTGTCTTTGCGTCTTCACGGGTCAATTGATTGTTGAAAACGTTCTGAACATTCCAATCGTGGATGTCATTTTGAGGCTGATCTTGCTCTGACAGCGCCAGGAGCACTCTCAACTCTGCTGCATTGAAATCAAGCTCCAAAAGCCAATCATTGTTCGGTCTAATGCACCCTCGAAACTCCTTACCCATCGTCAAAATCGGAAAAGACTTAGGTTTTGTTGAAAGTCGACCAGTTACCGTCCCCCACGCATTATAATCACACACCCAACGCGACGTGCGAAGAGTGCGATGAAAGTTCTTGCCCTTTACAGAAGACAAAAGATGCTTGATAGGCTCAATATCGATGTTTAGGTCCCTTGACTCAATGTCCGAGAGCATCTGAACCAGATTCATCATATGCTGATAATTCTCAGGACGATCAAAAGTCTCCAAAACGTGCTTTGTGACCTCATTTTTCGCATTCATGTAGCGATACAAGAAATACTCGGGCAACACGTCATAAAAGCAGTTATCGTCCAAAGAAAGGTCAGCGGTTTTGAAGGCTTTCAGACACGATCTAAGCGTCTTTTTGATTTCCTCCCAGTCAGCCTTCATATGCTCCGGACAAACGTCTGTAATCGTCGCTCCGTTGGCGTAGATGCGTGCTACTTCGTAGTTACCCTCACCCATATGACTAGAATATTCCCAAGTGCCACCTTCTGATGGAAGATCCGTCGTAGAGTTTATCTGATTATCAGCGAAATAGCCAACACAATCGCGCTTGGCGTCAAGAACTTGAAAAAGCAAGTTACCTCCCTAGTAGTTAGACTGAATTGCTACTGCGACTTCAGCTACTGTGTCTACTATATCAGTCAGTTCGGTAATGTCAAGCGAAGAATTTAATTGGGCATAATTTTTAGGATAAATAAAGTTTTTATATGTTTCATCGACATAATTGACAACCATTGATTTTGCCATTTCTGGGGATGATTGTATTTTGAATATTTCGTAAGCGCGTCTTTTTGTTTTCTTTACAGATGGTCCTTCATAATTTACCTCTGCATTTCTCAAATTAATGTATAAATCGATTAATTCTTTGGTTGTTAGAGTTTGAGTCCCCAGCTGTTCTCTTGGCTTTGTTACTAATCTATTTTCTCCACACATTTCTTCGTAAAATGGGCTTTGATCAATAAATTTTTGATATGCTATACGAATATAAGCTTCTAAAGAATTTAAATCAACTTCTCTAGCATTAAAATAAAATGTATCAAAGAAATTTTGTTCTGTTATGGTCTCGCCATCATTAGTAAGATAGTAATTAATATATTTTAATGATGCATCAGTGAATAAATCATATGTTAATACCCAAGGAACATACTTGTCAACTAGAAAACCAAACTTTTTGGCTGCGCGGGCGTAAAACTTGAAGTTAGGATCATTAATAAATTCATCATACTTGATTGAATCATTCCCTGCGTCTTGTTGGGCAATAGCTATCTTTAGTCCGCTACCAAAAGTTGATGCAAATGGAGATAAAACGTAACTTGTTAAAGTTATCGGCATACTCTTCACCATATTTAAAAGATATTTAACATATAAGTGTTTAAAATCTATAAAGTTCTTAATTGGATACTCGTAGGAAGGTACGTAATTGTTAATAAAAGCTTCTGCTATTTTGCTTGCGTGGGTATTGTATGAAGAGGGCCAATCAGAATAGCTGATTACGGCTCTCATATTGTACAAGGATGAATTACCGCCCCTATCGATACAGTTGGTTACATAAGCTGTCTTCATGTGTTCTACCAAGCGTGAGAACGCTATGTTAACGAAGTTTAAACAAAACATATTTGGCTGCACACCATAGTCGATTTGTACCAAATTAGATTGGCGAGGGATTATGCTGGTCTGCTCTTGATTGATTCTGCCATATAAGTTCTTATCGTACCAACTGTCTAGAGGTTTGGCGATATCTTCAGGATAAATGACCTCTTTATACAAAGAACGTTGAAAAAACTTAGCTCTAGCAGACTGTGAGTTCCTGCCTGACGGATTCGCTATTTCTTCCTCGGTATAATCGTATGTTGTAGTCATATTAATTTCCTGAATATCTAGGGTTCAATATTTCTTGCCCATCATAAGGAACTAGTTGTGTCACGGAATTACCCGTCCCAGAAAAATCAACTCCTTCTTGGATAGCATCAATTGACACATTAAAGCCAGCTGAGGATATATCGTGGGAGACCTTTGTCACCATATAGTACCCGCCTATACCCAGCAAGCGCGCTAGGTTTGGTAAACTTCCTTTTTGCTGCATGCTTCCCGCGCCAATCGCAATAGGATTTACATAAATGTACTGTCCGTTTTTGTGAAGATTATTGCCGACCATTTGAATGTTTGCATTGTAAAGTTCTCTTAACTGAACCGCCGAGAGGGCACTTTTTCGTTGAAGTCGAGACTCACGATAATATGGTAAATCGTTTCTATTAAACTTAATGCTTTTTGCAATTCCACATGCCGCTCCAAGGTAGTAATGATAAATTCCGGTGCTTAAATCTTTATCATAATTTCCGGTTAATGGTCGCGAATCAACCGAATAAAGAACAAATGTTGGTATTGTAGGCTTCTGATTTTGAGATAATGCAACACAATCTTTTTTATCTGCCGCTTTTTTGGAGGACGCTAGCTCTTGCACGGTTGTTACTTTTCCAGTAAAGGTTTTATCAAAATTGAATATTGATGTATCAAATCTTAAATTGAAATTAAGATCATCAAAACAAATTGAGTTAAAAGCTTTTCCAATCAAAGAACTGCACACTGTCTTTATGAATCTCAAAACATTGTATTGTTCAACTTGAGGCTTAACAATGTTGTTAATAAACCACTCCTGAAACACTTCTAGTGAAATAGGCATGCTAGCGATATTGGTTGTAAATTTGATACCGGTTAAACCACGAAATCGCATTGGATCCACTTTAGACAGTTCTCTTAGTATTTCAACATCCTTATTATTTGGGCACTCAACTTTAATTGATTCAACCTGATAAGCCACTAGTGGGTCGATCAGTTCAATCTGTGACATTAGTAATTGAAAACTTCCTCTGCTTTTATCTTTATCTATTATTCCTCCCACATACTCCAAAACAGAGTCGATCAGATCGCCCAAATAGAAAAACGGAATCCTTAAATCTGTATTTGTATTTTTGGCAGACTTTTCAAGATTTAAACGACCGACGCCTGCCTTACCTTTTTCTTCATCTGTTAGGTCTTTATCACTAGTCTCTACTTTGCTCAACTCATCAATTCTTTTAGCTGCAGAGTCATACATGGCTGCGGCCGCTCCTGAGTCAGATTGCGGGTTATATCCAACTTCGTATTCGACACTTCCTACTCTATTTCTAGCTGCTCGGGCTCTCTGCTCTGGTGTCATGTTTTTTAATAATGTGCGTTGGCTCGCTGGAACTGTGTATGTATATATCTTTTGATCACGGTACAAGTTATTTAAGAATCTTTTGTATTTGATTGCTTTGTCTTGTTTGGTAATTTTAATTTTTTGCTCAAGAAGGTCTTCTTTTTCTCTATTAAGACTTTCAATAACCTCGTCGTCTGAAGCAGAAGACTGATTCTCTTGATCGTACCTGTTAAGCTCTCTACTTATATCCTGATTTATTTGTTTGAGTTTACTGTCGATGCCTTTGAGCGTAAATTTGAACTTACTTGGACCACCAAATATGTTTGCATCCGGCGATCTTGCAAGTCCAGATAGTCTTGCTTGATAATTTATGTTTAAGTCAACAGAGCCATTTTCGTTAAAGTTTAGCTCGTGAGTCGTTAACGTCAAATACAGCCCAACTCTTGTTGCATTAATTGCAGCTTCAAGGTCTTTTCCGTAGCTGTCGCCTTTTCCTCTGGATGATTGTAGATCATTTACGATGCTTGAGAAATTCGCTGGGGTTGACCATCCTACGCATGCTTTGATTTCAAAGTCTCTTGGATCATACTCCATCATTGCAGCTTCAAAACACTCTGCAGAGACAGGCAGTGCAGCACTTTTATCACTAACGCGTGTTTGATCTTGAGTTTTGTTGCTTTGCGAACGGGCAGACTTAATAATTAAATCTAAGTATCCTGGCTTTTCTTGCCCAGCAGCGAGTCCTTGATTGAGTGAAAATAAATCTTGAATCGTTTGGAAATGCAAACTCAAACGGGCGGTTATGTTGTTATCTACCTCAGCGGGGTTGACCCCATCTAAATTCCACGAAAATGATTTGATGCCAGCCCCTGGAAATCTACCGTAGTCGTTATTCATGATTGCTTGAATATCTGATGGGTCTATAAAGTTTGGAAACGGTATTTCCTGCTGCAGTGTAGGAATAAGCTTGTCTTCACCCTCATATTCAACACGATATATCTTGATGTGCGGTGTAAGCAGAGCGTATATCTCTGGGCACAAATTTAGGAGAGCGTTGACTTCGTCCGTTTTGTTGGCGTGATTGATATACGAAATCAAGTTCCCCGGGAGAGAATTGCCTCCTTCCGCACTGTTGTATATTGTGCCGATGTTTTCGTACTTACTAACGTTAAATACCGTGAGATCATCTTTGTACTCTGATAATGCTCTGATGTTTTCTAAAAGGTAGCACTGATGTTCAATTGGCTTAAGGGCTGATGGTTTTGGTTTAGGAATGACTTTCTTGAATGGAGTTTTAAGTTCTTCTTCCTCAGCGCCCAAAACAGCCTGCGCCGATTGTATATTTAGCTGGACCTCTTCTACGAAATCTTTAAGAACGTCCTTTAAGAGTGCCCATGTTTTTGAAGGATATAAAGTCGCGATGGTTGTTATAACATCTAAGTTCCATGCATAGATGCTTTCAAAAAACCCGCCGTTTGGGGCACGCGATGTAGGCCCGCCATTATAGAATAAAATGTTGTCGGCTAGGAATTGATCTAATGCAACTTCTTCTTCAACTGATCTGAAGAAGTCTCCTAGGCTACGGAGGAAACCATCGCCAGTAATTCCATTAAAACTAATATCCTCGCCCCTTTGTTGAGCAAAATCTTGTAGCTCTTTTCTAGTTTTAACTTGTATTGTTCCGGCATTAGAGATGTAATCTCTCCCAGCTCCAAAGTCTTCTGTTAAGCGCCCGTCTATCAATGGAACAAGAGCAGTGGGGATTTCACGGCGAACATCAACTGACGGGTAAGCTGTCCCCCGGGGGTATTCTTTTTCTATCTTAAAGCGCGGCGGGGTTGGTCTTAAATATGGAAACCAAAGCATGTTTGTAGCTGGGTTATCGCCCAACTCAGCCCGATCAGCTGGAAGTCCTGTTGCTCCTGTTTTGGTGGGGGCGTTCTGAGCCATATCTTTCGTGAACCAAGCTGTTTGGTACACAAACATAAAAAACAAATATACTCCGGGTCCTTCAAGATTTAAAGTTGCCCCACCGGTCGGACCAAATTCAAAAATACTTTGCGTTACAGCACCACCTAAATTATCCTCTACAACATTCGTAACATCTTCCCGTGGCTGAAGGCTTTGATCTAGAAATACTTCGTTTGTATTAGTGAGGATTTCATAAAGCGTGGACTTACCTTCATCGGTTTCAAATAGATCTTTTGCTTTTTTATAAAACTTTCTTGCGATAGTACCGGGCTTTCCAGTGCCAAAGCCGTCATGTAAACTAAATTGCAACTGCTTAAAGGTTTCATAAGAGTCTTTATCGGAGCCGATTCTCTTATATCGCTGATTTCCGTCCTCATCTGTGTCTGCTTTCAGAAATTCAAACCCCGGATCGTCTTTATACTGATCCAAAAGTGTATTAAGTTTATTAGCCCAGGCAGCGTAATCTCCATCATCAATAGATGACAAATATTCATAAACATAGGACTGACAAATGTATTCTATGATTTCATTATTACGTATGAAATCAACTGCTCTTGGGGTGTAATTCTTCTGTGTCATACCTTATTCCAGAATGTAATTCAATATCTTCTCTAATGGTGTGGGGACATAAATAATATCGCCAGGGGTTAAATCAGCCTCGGTAGGTTTTTTGTTGTAATGAGCAATGACCCACCAGTACTTTGGATTACCGTAAAACTTTGAAGCAAGCTTGTAGTATCTATCGCCAACGCTCCAAACGTGCTGCACTCTTGTCAAGTTCTTAATCTCATTAACAGTTGGGAATTTCATAAATCTGGTTCCATACTGGAAAATTTGTTTAACTCCTCGATCATCAAGAATATTTTCATACTCTTCAAGATCATTTTTAAGAACTCGTCGGTTATCGTATCTGCTGGTCATTATATGAATTCCTAAGTTTTATCCGTTATTGCTTCCTGGCTGGCTTCAGCCTCGACCTGATTTGTTCCAACCCCAGTTTGCCAAACATCGGCAACATTGTCGTTATTAAGATCGGGGCTTGTTAATTGTGGCGGCGGGTCTTGTGGGTTTGGATATTTAGGGATATAACCACCGGCGCCGCCGTGAGGATAGTTTGCATTTAATCTGGCACCCTCGCGCGATTGAGTAGGATGATCAGCCTTTCCAAAAGAGTATGTAACTCTACCATCGGCTCCCTGTCCCCCTTCTGCCTGCACCCAGCCAGTTAAGTGAGTGTGGAGCACGTTAAATGTTAATTGAACATTGTGCAATTGATATGCGAAGTCTTTATCTTTATTCGCAAAAAACTGACCCGCGTTTACATCGGGGGCATATGTAAAACCATTTAAAAAGCCAACTAACTCACTTCCATCGACTGCGTTTCTTACGAGAGAATTAAACTTCATTTTCAATAGCGGCGCCGCTTGAAGGACCTGACTATTTTCTCTAGAGGATCCCCCGGCAACAGGATTAGAGTATACAGGATACAAGAACTGAGTTAATGTATTAAGTCTTGCCTGATTAAGTCTTGCTTCGTTAATGTCTGCTGCTACAACGTCAAAGGAAATGGTTATCACGCGTCCAGTTTTGGCAAAAGTGTATAAATCGTCCATTCGACCATACACAGGAGTTCCTTGCCAAGTAGAGGAAAAAGCATCAGTAAAGCCTGTAAGCCACGAATGAAACTCAACCTTCTTGTTGGTTGGAATATGAGTGATATGAATTAAGAAATTTGAATCGTTAAAAAATGTTGGTTGTTTTACTCTATCGGCCATTTACTTTACCTCCTATCCCTCGTAAAATGGGGAAATTGAATTTCTTCCTCTTGTAGAGTTCATGGCTTTAACAACAACGTCACCTAATTGCTGATCTCCAACTTGAACCTGAACGTTCATGGCATTCTGTATAGCCTCAACAAGAACAGCAGTCTGCTTTTCAACAGATTCCCTAATCGCCTTATCCAAAGTTCCGTCAGGCTTGGCAGCGACGACAGAGTTGCCAACCCTTTCAAACGTATCTTGATTATTAAACTTAGCCATCTGTATCGACGCTGGCATAGTTGCATCGTTGAACGCGCCGCTGGCTGCAGCTGTCCCAGTCGCGAGCCCGATGGCGCCTCCGACAAGCGCGCCGGCCGCGGTACCGACAACAGGAACAAATGATCCAATTGCGGCTCCGGTAGCAGCGCCGGCAAGAGCGCCACCGCCCATGCCTATTGCTGCGGCTTTCCCAGTTTGTCCAGCAGCCGCTGCTTGAGAAGCTTTTGATATTGCGTAGGCGCCACCGCCTATTCCAGCAATTATAGCTGCGATTGGCAAGAGAACAGCCAATAATGGCGAGGCGGCAGCGGACATAGAAGCAAACCCAGCGGTTGCCGAAGCCTGCGCAGCTGCAATTGCCGCTTTAAGACCCAGGAATCCCTTCACGACGCCGACAAGCATACCAAGTCCTTTAACAGCCAAGCCAATTCCAAAAGCCCACTTCATCCATCCTGGCAATATACCAAAAATTGTTTTACCTAAATCAAATATAGACTTATCACCTTTGTTTATCTGGAAAACAAGATCCGAGAATTTATCTACACCCTTTACAATAGAATCTATCAATGGCTTATTTTTAATAATTAAACTGTTGATTGCATCTGTTAGCTTAGTCATTATGTCTCGGGCATCACCGGCGCGCTTTGCCAACTGTTCTTGGCTCATGGCTTGCAATTGAACTTCTGGATCCAACTCATTTAGAGACCTACGCAGTGTATCAACGTCAGTTCCCATAGCAGAAGCAAATGCTTTCTGTTCAAACTTGTTTAACTGATCAAACTGTACACCGCCAGCCTTAATAGCTTCTTTAATCATCTCAAGACGATCAGCCTCAGAGGCATTCAGCATATCAATAGAGTTAAGGTAAGGTCCACCTAAGATGGCGTTAAGGCGTCCTACGGCTTGTCCGGCGCCCTCAAAGGTATCAAACTTCTCACCGACCAGCCCAAGTAAAGAATCCACTGACAAGCCTGTAGCCTTTGATTGCCTTTCTAGCTGTGCGAACACATCGAACATCTGCTTACCGTAGAAAGCAAGCTTAGGAGCAGCGGAGGCGAGGTCTCCGGCAACCTCTGATATTGGCTTTCCAATGTCTCTGGCCAACGTCGCGGCTTGTCTGGTTAAAAGCTCAGCTTCTTGCGAGTTCATGTATAAGGACTTTGTTGCTTGGTCTAAGATTTGTCCTGTCTGAGCCGAGGAAACACCAAACTTTTCTAATGTTGCAGTGGTTGCAGCTATGTTGGCTCGCTCGGACTCTGAAAGGTTGGTAAAGTCTCTAAAACTTCCGAATAAAGCTTGTGTAGCCCTGCCGGCATCTTGGGCATTTATGCCATATGTAAGATATCTGCTTCCAGCCTCATCTATGACACCGGAAAACTCATTACCAGCACCAGTTGCTGCTTTAAATTGAGCGTTCTGTCTATCAAGCTCAAAAGCAAAGTTAATAGAGTTGCCAATTAACTTCTGAAAACTTTTAACAAGTAGGTCGCCTGTGAATACGCTTTTAGCTAATCCCGTAACAAACCCAGCTAAACTTGTGGTTCCGTTACCGATAATCTTAAAGAACGCTGCTCCTTCGCCTGAAAGGCTAAGAAAGCGATTAAGCAGGTTGTCGGCTTCACCAACGCCGGCCTTAAATGCCTCTTTCTGTCTCTTCAGTGCAGTTGTGGATTTGTCAACGGTCTTGGTATACTTTTCAGTCTCGTTGGATAATCTTACGACATCCTTAACAGCCTGTTTTCGCTGTTCGTCATCGTCAATACCCAATCGGAGAAGCTCTTTGGTGTTCTTCAGTCGCTCAAGTTTGTTTTCGTTTTCAAGTTTAACTCTTTCCTTTTCATCTCTAGCTATCTCTTTAATAAGCTTCTTTTCTTTTCCCAGAAGTTCATTGCGCTCCTTAAGATCTTCAATTCTTTCTGCTTTTCGTGTTGCAGCTGTGGTTCCGCCGCTTTTAAGTTGGGCGGTTAAAGCTTCGACCGCTGCTGTGAGATCTGTAACTTCAGACATTATCTAGCCACCTAATTTTTAAATGGCCACCGTAAGCCTGTTTCTCTTTCAAAGCCCATAACGGCACGGTCAAGGTCTCTTCTGTTCATCATTGTTCTGGAATCACCCAAGCCGTGCTTTATATACGAATCCATATATCTTTTTTCGCCACGAAGAGCTTTAAAGAAAGATTCTATTTGAGCTTGTGTTCCACGAATGGTTGGGTTAATATCGGCGCCGGCGTGGTATAAATCCAACAGCATGCGATTAACCTTATAGGAAAAATCTGTGTACAATCTTTCATTGATTGTCTTATCACTTAAATCAATAACGATGTTCTCTTCACTCATGGGGCAAACCTCTTCTATCTAAATAGTAGCATAAAGAAAAAGGCGCACTTATCGTGATGTCGACATTGCTTTCTCTTCCGCTTCACTCTTCTCTTCGAAGTGTTTAGCCAAACGAGAAAGGAACCACCTTCTTAAACCAGTGGGCAACATATAGGCTTCCGAAAAAGACCAGTTCCCATGTTGTTTAAGAATAAAAAACTCTTCGTACAGAGTCGCTTGGTAATCAGAGTTTAGGCCAAAAAAAGTCGACGTTGATCGGCACCTCCAAGCGCTCTGTATGGGAGCAGTTGTCGCAGGTAAAGTCAGCTTTTAGTTCTATGTTTGGCATTGCTTCTTCGTATACTTTACGAATCTTTCTTGATAAAGCAGCAGGAATCTGACTGATAATCTCTTGGAGCGCGCTTGGCTGTGAGATACCATTAACAGATACAATAATGTTTTTTAGTAGTTCTGTTACTGGTCCTGTTTCAAGCTTAAGCTTTTTACGACCTTCAACATGCTTCAAAATTCTCTGTTCATCTTTACCGGTCAGAAGTCTAATCTCAAAGGTAATCTCTGGATTATAATCTGTAGAGGTTAATAAGAAGTTTCCATTCTCTAGAAGCTTTACATCATCAAGCAAGTTGGATTGCTTGATTTCTTTGCCTTCTAAGGAGAATTGTTTCTCATTTAATGTTCCACAAGCAGGGCAAGTAACGTTTGTCCCATAAAGCGAACCAAATCCGGTTTCTCTAATAGCCATAACGATCGCATTCTTATCGCCTATGAGTAAAGAGTTAGGATCGATATTTGTATCAACCAGTACAGACTTTAAGAGCCTGTCCATAACAAGACCCTTTTTAATTAAAGTCTCGGAAGATAGGATATCTTCCTCTTTCGCTGTCATGTGTTTGATTTCTACTGTTTGAGCACTCTGCAGTGGATGCCCCTCGCCATAGAAAAGCCCCTTACTAGGAAGTTCAACGAACTCCGTTGGGGTCGGGAATGAAAATAAGTTTTGTGTTTGTTGTGCTTGTGGTAGTGGTGCGGGGGGTCCTTCTGGAGCCCCCTGTCTGTTTGAATTTCTACTCAAAAATCACCGTCTCTTTCTTTTATCGAATATTAGCTAAAGCTCTAGTGGCTTGTCCAACCTCATAAGTTGCCCAGTCGTAACGCATTTGAATTGTAATATCTAGAAGTTCTTCGCCTGCGTAATCTAAATCGCCAAAAGTTACATTTGTAATGAAAGCATTCTGTAGCTTCCAAATTCCAAGTGTGCCACCTTCGCCGGAAAGCTCCTCAAACTGAACCTGACCAAGTGCAGCTAACGCAGCCTGCTTGTTTGGTGTTGAGGCTGGAAGGTTCTGTAAGAAAACGTCTTCCTGAATATCAGGCTTTAGATAACCCATCTGCTGCAGAGCTTGGTAAAGAAGCTCATTGCCATCTGGAGCTACGGAGTTAACAATAGTGGCAGTGACCTCGTTCCAAGTAACTGCTGCTGGGTAGTAATAAGTGTTTCCTAAAAATTTATGCTCTGTTGTACCAACTGTGTACGAAGGTTTTGTAACAGATTTAGCAAGGTATTCTGCGTAAGCAAAATCACCTGTAATAAGTTCTGGGAATCTTAGAATAAATCTATGTTGTCTCTTTGGTTCTGAAAGTGCGCTTGTCCAAAAGGCCATTGTTGTTATCTCCTGATAGGTCTAAGTTAATTAGTGTGGGGAGTCGGAACTCCCCCACTTTTATTTAATCGTCAAACGATGCTCCGGTTCTTGTAATGTTGAAGTCAATCGCAATGAACTCGATTGCTCTTGTTGGCTTCAAGAAAATCTGTGCGTATAGAATGTTTCTATCTACAAGATCTGGAGTTGTGGTTGTCTCATCAAGAACAACTCTGTAATCAGAGAGACCAAAGTTTGTCTTAACATCAGCCAAGAATGGCTCAACTCGGGAAGTGAATCGTGTCCAAGTTGTCTTAACGTTTGGATCGAAGAGAATCCCGGAAGCAATCTGAGAGATACGCTTCTTAACGAAGATCATTAGACGACGAACGTTGATGCGATCCAAAGCAGAAGGTGTAACCTGTAGTGTCTTCTGACCGAAGATTACAACACCCTCAGATGGGAACTTAGCGATTGGGTTAATGTTCGCCCCATAAAGATCGTCACGATCCTTGCGACGAAGCTGGTGAGCTACATCAACAACTGGAATGCCTGCGGAACCTTCTGTGAGTCCACCACGGTTGAAACCGGCTGGTGCGAACCAAACCTGTGTCTTACGCTGTGAGCTTGAGAATGTACCAATAGCTGCTACAGATGGTGGGAGCCAAAGGAAGGCACCGTTGATGGTGTCTCTAGCTCTGACCCATGGGTAGTAAGCACAACCGTATGAGGAGTTAAGTCCTCGCGAACGGAGACCGTTGATAAGTGTCGTGATGGTGCTTTGTGTGTTAAGACGAGCTACCTCTGTACTCTCTTCACGAGGCTGGAAGGAATCTGGGAGATCAATAACAGCCAAAGCGTCACCACGGTCTTCACAAGTTCTTACCAAGTGTGTTGTAAGTCCTTCCTGTGTTAGAGCCGGGATAGCAGCCAAGTTCATTTCTACCACCTCTGGGTCTGCAACGGAATCAATTGCCTTACGGATTGAGAAGAACTCATAGCTAGTTGTATCAGAAGGAGAGCCAGTCATGGTTGCGTTCGCAAATGGATCCATCTGAGTGATGTCAGTTCCGTCGAAGCCGCCGTATACCGGTACGGTAAAGCGATCATATCCGGCATCTAGGACGCCTGAAATAGGAGCCGCAAATGTTAGAGAATCCGTGGCGTAAGAACCTTCTGACCAAACGCCGGACCCCGAGATATCATCTAAGGTGAACTGTGTTGATTCTGCTCTGACACTTCCGGTCGCGCCGGCGAACATGTTTGCGACAATGCCGCCGCGAGGACGAAGCAAGTCAATGTTGGATGTATCGAATACAGTTCCGCCTGCAGTCTGTGTGGTTTGGAAACCGAAGTAAGCATCAGTTGGGTTTGCAAGGTTGCCGTCAGAAGCGCTTACTCTTAGCTCTGGCTCTGGGTAGAACACATTAGCAGTCAGCGAAGAACCAGAGATTACGAGGGTTTCACCAACATATTCTGTGGGGTCTGGGTTTCCAGAACCAGAAATCCAAGAGCCAGAAGCGGCGTCTACGATGGTTTCGTCAACATACTTTACAATTCCGTCGAAACCGAATGGAAGAAGAACTGGGTTTGTTAGACCAGCATCCACATCGGAATTCATTACAATACGAACTAGTTGAGAGTTGTTTGGCCAGTCGCCTCGTGTGCGATAGCGGCGCTCTGAAGGTTCCCACTCACGGTACTGAGTACCGATCTTGCGAGCTACATAATCAAGCGAATTAGGATTGAGTGTGCAATTGTTGAACTGCTCGATTACTCGTACAACATTGTCGCTGTCGCTAAGGTGACGAATAACAACTGAGAATGTACCGTATTCCGTGTCGTTATTAGTGGATCTCTTAATATCTTGAATAGAGATCTTGATGTTCTTGTTAGACCAATCACCACCATCGCCTCTTGTGACAAACTTAAACAAGTCTGTTGGAGTATCAGAAGGATCTAGACGGCAGCTAATAATCTGTGGCGTCTCTGCGCCTTGTAGGCTAGCTATGAAGTTGGAGCCCGACAAGGAATCTCCGGTGTTGGTTAGTTGTACCAAAGCGGCATATGTCGTCCCCTCATCTGAGACGGTTTCGCTAAGATGTCTATCGAATGTCTCACCCAAGAAGTAGTTAAGTGGCGTATCGGTGATGCCAGCGTTAGTAAGCTGCGGGTTTGTGTTAAACACTTTACGAATGTAACGAGAATCATTTCTGTTAAAGTTGAAAGAAGCTGTGATATCAGCCGAAGAAGCGCCAGCGTTTCCTAGGATCATCTTGAACTCGTTAGCATTTCCGGTATCTTTGATTATAAGGTTAGAACCTGTGATAGCAGGTCCGTCAGTGATCGCGCCGGAGGAACCAGATGCAGCCACTGTGCCCGAGAGAGCAAATGTAACTGATGGACCAGCATAAAAGATTGCAGCCAAAGCACCGTCAACCTCATCGTTTCCAGCAGACTCAAAAACAAACAATCCGTAAGCCTGATCTTCAGTCCAGCCAGCCTTGCCACTATTTGTGGCGTTAGCATCCTCATCGCCAAGCAAACGAATGAAAGTCAAAGGAGAACTATTTCGGAGATAAGCCTGGGCTGCGTACATACCATATGTTGTAGCAGTCGTTGAGTTTCCTTGTCGCCACACGTCATCTCCAGCGTTTCCTGGGTTCGGTGTTCCGAATACATTGACAAACTCTTCAAATGAGTTGACGGTGGTTGGTCTTAAAGCTGGACCCTTTTCGGCGCGACCAATGATAACTGGACCGATTCCGGCTGGGGAAGCTGGAAGCTGGGAGTTATCAATTTCGTTGACGAAAACGCCTGGGGACACAAATCGGTAATTCTTAACTGACATTCGTTATTATCTCCTACATTGCGAAAATGTTCAAAGTAAATAGTGTTATGCAGTAGGAAGAGAATTATTCTCTGTAAAAACCATCTTTTATATTATCGGGGATATCTCCGACGACTGTCCTCTCTCTGCCTAGCTTTACTTCAACTGCATTTTGGCGTCTCACTATCTTAGGTCTTTCTTGGTTTTCGCCTTCACCAATAAGATAGCCGAGAGTTTCGATATTAATATTAGTTTCGTAGTTCCTCTGTTCCATTCCAAGGTTTGCTTGGTTGGAGTTATTGGCGAAACCACCATCAATAAAGATTTCGTAATAGTGCCCCTCTGCCTCAATGCGCTTTGGGGTTCTAGAGTTGCCCGGAATTGTGATGAATGGGCGAATAAGCTCGTTCATTTGCTGCTGATACTCGGTGCGAATAGAAATCTCATATACTACTTTAACCCAGGTAGGAATTGGGATTGTTATTGTTTCATATACTGTCTTGGCGGTTGACATGTTTCTTTTGTTTGTATTTAGCATTTTACTGGAAACATCTTTATCAGCGCCGTATTTTCTATTTGCCTGCGCATTCTGAAACTCTGCTGTCTTCTTTTGATTTATTTGTCTCGCAACCGTAATAGTGCCGCCCTTCTCATCACCAACAGGATATAAGTTCGCGAACACAGTGCCTCGATAGTTTGGTTCTTTAGTCACACTTGATCGATTAACGGTGATCAAAGGAAGAATCAAAGTTTCTTCTTTATCTCTTAGATCTTTGTTATTTTTGATTTGGAAGGCTCGCTCTGCTGTGACCCACAGAACTGGAACTTTCTTGAAACCATCATTGGTATTCGCAAAAAGGTTAAGTTCTTCATCAATAAAACGAAGCATTGCTCTATCAATCGTCTCCAAAGACGAAGGCATAAACTCAATCTCTTGAAGCTTTGCTGCAACTTCTTTGTCGCCAACATAATCAAAACGTTGTGATCTTTTGTCCTTTATTTGTCTTTCTGTTCTTTTACTGCGTGACATTTAATTATCCCACGTAAATGCCGGCTGGTATGTTTTCAAGAACCTTTCTACCAGAGTCTTGCATTGTAGAGTCGACAGCAGCCAACTTGTCGTAAGTGGTATCCTCAAGAATGGTTTTAAGTTCATCTCTCAACTGATCCATCTCAGTTCTGGCTTGCGAAAGAAGCTCACCCGCGTTAAGAGTTACAGACTCTCCTGGGATTGGAACAGAAGAGAACTTGCCCCTTACTTGCCCCAATATCTCTTTTGTTAAAGCCAAAGCAAATCTACGAATCCATTGCTTACCTATAGCGTTAATGTTTTCGTATGGAATATTTTCGAATGGAAGCGTGTTAATGTTGTTAACACCTTCTGCTCCGTTATCTATTCCTGGCTGATTGTCCCAAGGCTCATATTGGTTATTGATTGTAAACTGAACCCAGAACTTTTCCGGGGATGTAGAGTCAGGCGTTGGGAAAATCCTTAACTTGTTATCGTGGATCTCATAAGAGTAGTGAGATACTCTTGTCCAAAGCGCATCTTCGTAAGCCATTGCTTGAAGCTTGTTTTGCCAAGTTGGGACAATCTCAAATGTAGAGTCGTCAGCATACTGACCGTAAGTTCTTAAGTTACCTACAACTGAGAACCCACCGTAGTAACCATAAAATCTCCACATTGCTCGTGGTGTCTTAAAGAATACTTTTCTAATGGTTACCCTTTTATCTCCGACCTGTTGATAGAAAGAAGATGAAGTATCGGTTGCTGAAGAAGCAGAGATGATTGTTTGTAAATTATAATCTTGCTGGTTGGCCACTCTGTCAACCGATGCAGAATATATTGGTGTTGTTCCACCGAACCCGGCTTCAGTTGCAAGACCTTCAGAGATTCTGCGAACATAACCATAATCAAATCTTGGATAACGCAGAGCTACATTAGATCCTGACAAAGATCCTGATGTGATTTGTCCATCTTGATCAAAAGATCCTGTTGTGGCACCAAGGTAAGAAG